AATTGCAAATAAGAATCATTCGCATTTAGACAGTAGGGTAAACGAGTAGGTAGAAACCCTTAGGTAGAAACCCTAGGTAATGTATGGGGGGGGAGGGGGTAGGTTGGGTTGGTAGATATTTGTGGTACATCCCCTATTCTGAAAAAGCTAAATGAAAGGACAACATGGAAACAAGTCTCAAACGAGGAAGAGGAAGACCAAAGGGAAGCGTCAAGATGACCATACAGAGGTTTGCTGACAATCCACCCCTTGTACTACCTAAGACAGACCATCAACGTCTCAAGGAGCTTAAAGAGCTAATGATTAGGAGTGGAGGTAAGGATGTGGCTCAGAAGGTTATTGAGATAGCCCTTAATGATGACCATCCCCATCAATTAGTTGCTTTAAAGATGTGTCTTGATAGGACTCTTCCTATAAGCCTGTTTGAAAAGGACAAGAGCCAGAGAAGTGCTGTCACCATCAATATCACTGGTTTAGGACAAGAGCCAACGATAATTGATGAACAACCTGAAGACGTAGAGGCTAAGTATGGTTAATTGGACTGTTACTGTTCACAAGCCTAGTTATCTAAGCAAGGATACGTTTCTTGTTCCTAGAGACCATATCGCCACTTTGGTGACACAACTAATGAGTGGGCAAGATTGGTGCGATGGTGACTCTATAACGATAGAACCCTCTAACATGGAGTACTTTGATGGCTGATTTGAACTTTAGTCTCTTACCCTGGCAACAAGAGGTATTCAAGGATTCCACAAGATTCAAGGTTGTGGCTGCTGGGCGTAGGTGCGGTAAGTCTCGTATGGCGGCAGTTACCCTGCTCATTGAAGGACTCAAGTGTCCACAAGGCTCTGCGGTTCTTTATGTGAGTCCCACTATGGGACAATCAAGACAGATCATTTGGGACTTGTTGCTAGACCTTGGTAGAGAGGTTATTCAGTCCTCCCATGTGAACAACCTAGACATTACCCTGATAAACGGGGCTAGGATATACGTTCGGGGTGCGGATAGACCTGATACCCTTCGTGGAGTCTCATTGACCTATGCCGTTCTCGATGAGGTTGCCGACATCAAACCCGAAGCATGGGAACAGGTCATTCGTGCCAGTTTGTCTGATAAACGAGGCAGAGCACTCTTTATCGGCACTCCCAAAGGACGCAACTGGTTCTACGATACCTTCAAACTAGGCGAGTCAGAAGATGATCCTGATTGGAAGAGTTGGCACTTCACCACCGCTGATAACCCCCTGATTGACCAGGCAGAGATAGATTCCGCTAAAAAGACCCTGAGTTCTTTCGCTTTCAAGCAAGAGTTTATGGCTTCCTTCACCAATGCGGGGTCGGATATTTTCAAGGAAGAGTGGATCAAATACGGGGTTAGTCCTGAACACGGAAGCTATTACATCGCTGTTGACCTTGCAGGGTTCGAGGAAGTTGCCAAACAAGCAGCCAATGCTAAAAAGCGTCTGGACGAGTCTGCTATCTCAATCGTTAAGGTTACAGACGATGGGAAGTGGTTTGTTGAGAAGATTGAACACGGGAGATGGGACATCCGAGAAACCGCCTCTAAGATACTGATTGCCATTCGGGACTACCGCCCTTTAAGTGTGGGGATAGAGAGGGGGGCACTAAAGAACGCTGTTTTGCCCTACTTGTCAGACTTGATGCGAAAGAACAACACCTATGCTCACATCATAGATTTGACCCATGGGAATAGAAAAAAAGCAGACAGAATCATCTGGGCTTTACAAGGTAGGTTCGAGCATGGCAGAATTGTGTTAAATTCGGAAGAAGATTGGGATGAGTTTGTAGACCAGTTAATCCTGTTCCCTGCTCAAGGAGTCCATGATGACTTGCCTGACTCCCTCAGTTACATTGACCAACTGGCTGTTACATCTTACATGGAAGAAGATGACAGCGAGGATTGGCAACCTGTAGATATTATTAGTGGGGTATAAGAATGGAATTCCAAGAACCAAGCGACTCAGACAAAGAGATAGTAAACTTTGTTGTCAACCATTGTGATAGATGGAGGGATTGGAGAGATGTCAATTGCCTTGATGATTGGCTAGAGTACGAGAGAATCTTCAATGGTGAGTGGGATGCCCAAGATAAGACTAGAGAGTCCGAGCGTAGCCGTATCGTTACCCCTGCTACCCAACAAGCCGTAGAGACACGCCATGCAGAAATCATGGAAGCCATCTTTGGTCAGGGTGAGTTCTTTGACATTCAAGACGATATTCGTGATGTCAATGGTAGCCCCCTCGATGTTGCTGCCATCAAAGCACAACTCATGGAAGACTTCAAAGTCGATAAGATTCGCAAGTCTATTGACCAGATTGAACTGTTGGCTGAAATCTATGGTACGGGCATCGGTGAGATTGTTGTCAAAACAGAGAAAGTCTTTGTTCCCGCTACTCAGGCAATACCTGGTCAAATGGGACAAGCCGCTATCGGAGTGGTAGAACAAGACCGCATTGCAGTCAAGATTGTTCCTGTTAACCCCCGTAACTTCTTGTTTGACCCCAATGGCACATCTATTGATGACTGTATGGGTGTGGCTATTGAGAAGTATGTTTCTATCCACAAGGTCGTAAAAGGTCAAGAAGAAGGCATCTACCGAAAAGTAAAGGTTGGCACTGACTCGATGGATACGGACTTAGAGCCTACACAAGAGGTTTCTCAGTACGAAGACGATAAAGTTAAACTTTTGACCTACTATGGTTTAGTTCCTAGAGAGTATCTTGAGCAACTAGAAAACGAAGAAGATGGCGAAGTAGAAGACTTATTCCCTGAAGACAGTATTCAGGATGAGTATTCCGATCTGGTTGAGGCTATTGTCGTTATCGCAAACGATGGTGTTCTTCTCAAAGCTGAAAAGAACCCATACATGATGAAGGACCGCCCAATTCTTGCTTATCAGGACGATACAGTTCCTAATCGCTTGTTGGGTCGTGGTACTGTTGAGAAGGCTTACAACTCACAAAAGGCTATTGATGCCCAAGTTCGTTCACACTTAGACTCTCTTGCTTTGACAACTAGCCCAATGATGGCTATGGATGCTACTCGCCTCCCAAGGGGTGCTAAGTTTGAAGTTAAGCCAGGCAAGGCTATCCTGACAAACGGCAATCCCAATGAGATTCTGTTCCCGTTTAAGTTCGGCAATACTGATGGTTCTAACCTGACAACTGCCAAAGAGTTTGAGCGTATGCTTTTGATGGCAACAGGCACTCTTGACTCACAGGGAATGGTTACTGCTGTCTCTAGAGATGCGGGTCAGGGCGGTATTTCGATGGCTACTGCCTCGATTATCAAGAAATACAAGCGTACCTTGGTGAACTTCCAAGAGGATTTTATGATCCCCTTCATCACCAAAGCAGCCTACCGCTATATGCAATTCGATCCAGAGCGTTATCCTACGGTGGACATGAAGTTCATTCCTACGGCAGCACTCGGGATTATCGCTAGAGAGCATGAGCAACAACAGTTCATCGCCCTCCTACAGACTCTTGGCCCTAATACACCTGTTTTGCCTATCATTTTGAAGGGCATCATGGCTAATTCTTCTCTGTCAAACAGATTTGAGTTGATCGAGATGCTAGACAAGATGGCTACGGCTGATCCACAGGCTCAACAAGCGGCTCAGATGCAACAACAATTGGCTATGCAACTGGCTCAAGCACAGATTGCTGTCCAAACTACTCAAGCAGAGCAGAACAAGGCTGAAGCGCAAAAGTTATTGACTGAAGCGCAATTGATGCCTATTGAGTTGCAAGCAAAGAGTATGGCGGCTAACACCAAGAACCTCCCAACTGATGACGCTTTGGCTTCACGAGAGTTTGATAAGCGGGTCAAGATTGCTGATTTGATGCTAAAAGAAGCAGATATTCAGAATAAGGCGAAGATTGTTGAAAAACAGATGGCTAGACAATGAATACAGAACTTCAGAAGTACTATGAAGAGAGATTTTCCATGATGTCCACTCAAGGGTGGATAGAATTGATGGAAGATGTTGACAAAATGATAGAGCCTTTGAATAATATCTCAACAATTGCAGACGAAAAAAGTTTACAATTCAGAAAAGGCGAGTATTCAATACTAATTTGGCTGAAGAACTTGAAACAAGTCAGCGAAAGAGCATTTGAGGACTTAAATGAGAAGAATGTATGAATTTGCCTGTATAAACGGGCATAAGACAGAAAGATTTGTTGATTATGAGTTAACAAGTCTTGTGTGTGATTGTGGTGAGGAGACTCATCGCATTTTATCTGCACCAGCTTTTAAGCTAGAAGGGTGGTCTGGGACGTTTCCATCAGCGCATGGAAGGTTCGAGAAAAGTCACTTAGATAGATTAAAAGCCGAGCAGAAACTCAACTCATAAGCAATTATGCCGAGTTGAATCTCCTACAACCGAACAACGGCAGGAAAAGGAAAAAGTATGTTGATTGATGATGACAAAGAAGAGTTGGGTGAGTTAGAGATTGAGCAACAGAAGATCGAGCAAAAGCCTGAACTTCCTGAGAAATACAGGGATAAAAGTTTAGACGATATTGTGCGAATGCACCAAGAGGCTGAAAAGCTAATTGGAAAGCAAGCACAAGAAGTAGGCGAGGTCAGAAAGCTAGCTGATGAACTCATCAAACAGAACCTTGGTTCACGACAACAGACTAGACAGGAAGAGCCTGAAGTAGATTTCTTTGAGAATCCACAGAAGGCAATTCAGAGGACTGTTGATAATCACCCCGACATCCAAGCGGCTCGCATGGCGACTATTGAGATGAAAAAGGCACAAGTTCAGCAGAGGTTAGCGCAAGAGCATCCCGACTTTGGAGACATTGCCAGAGATCAGGACTTTGCAAATTGGGTGAAGTCTAGCCCTGTTCGCATTAGAATCTTTGAGCAAGCCGATGCTGGATATGATTTCGACTCAGCCAATGAATTGCTATCTACCTATAAACAGCTACGTTCTGTTAAACAGAAGCAAACGAGTGATGATGGCGAGGTAACTCGCAAGCACAACTTAAAAGCAGTAGGTGTTGATGTAGGTGGTTCTGGTGAATCATCAAAGAAAGTATACAGAAGGGCTGACCTTATTCGGCTCAAAATGCAAGACCCAACTAGATATGACGCTTTAAGTGATGAAATCATGCAAGCCTATCAAGAGGGTCGGGTTCGTTAAACTTTAGGAGATTTAATTATGGCATATCCAACACCAGCGGTTACAGTAACAACCGCAGACAAATTCATCCCAGAAATCTGGTCAGATGAAATCGTAGCCGCTTACAAGAAAAACCTTGTATTGGCTAACATCGTAATGAAGATGAACTTCAAGGGTAAGAAGGGTGATGTAGTACATATTCCCGCACCTACCCGTGGTAACGCTTCAGCTAAAGCGGCATCTACTGCCGTGACTCTGATTGCCGATACTGAGACAGAAGTTACTGTTAACATTAACAAGCACTTTGAGTACTCACGTTTCATTGAGGACATCGTTGAAGCACAAGCCTTGAACAGCTTGCGCCAGTTCTACACTGCTGATGCGGGCTATGCGCTTGCCAAGCAAGTAGACACTAGCTTGATCCAGTTGGGTCGTGTTGCTAATGGTGGTTCTACAGGCGCACAGTACGGCTCTGCCTTCATTGGTGGTGACGGCACTACAGCCTTTGACTACACAGCAAACACCAATACTGGTAATGCTTCTGCCCTGACTGATGCGTCTATTCGTCGTACTATTCAGCGTTTGGATGACAATGACACTCCTATGGATGGTCGCTTCTTTGTTATTCCTCCCTCAAGCCGCAATACGTTGATGGGTCTTTCCCGTTACACAGAACAGGCTTTTGTGGGTAATGGCAATGCAATCCGCACTGGTGAAATCGGCAACCTATATGGCATCCCCGTGTTCACATCTAGCAATGCTGACTCTGCATCTGCAACTGCTGCTTTCCCAACAAGCGGTTCTGCTATTGCTCGTGTCTGCTTGATGGGTCATAAGGACGCTATGGTTTTGGTTGAGCAAGTGGGCATCCGTTCACAAACTCAGTACAAGCAAGACTACTTGGCTACCTTGTTCACATCGGACACTTTGTATGGCGTTGCCGCATTGCGTAGTGCCGCTACAACTGGTGCAGCTTTGTCTTCTTCCATGTTTGCCTTGGTTGTTCCTTCTTGATAACAACCTTTCCCCTCGCCTTCGGGTGGGGGGTTTTTTACATTAAGGAGATTTATTATGGCAGCAGCAACAGCAGTCGTTTCCCGCAGGGGTAATGACCAATTCCGTGGTCTATTTACAGACACTTGGGATGTTACTTGTACTCTTGATAGCGCATCAGTAGCCACTACTGCAACCGCTACAGATACAGTTACAGTTCCAGGCGTTGCTTTGGGCGACATGGTTATCGGTATGTCTGTTGGCGTTTCTGAGGCAGGTTTGGTTCGTAGAGCCTATGTTTCAGCCGCTAATACAGTTACTATCGTGACTTACAACCCTACAGCAGGTACTGTAGATTTGGCATCAACTACATTGACCTTAATTATTGGTCGTGCAGTTTAATAAAAGGGGGCTAATACCCCCCTTTTTTTGGAGTTTTTATGGCTACTTTTCGTTGTTTACAGTCGGGAAACACAGTAACTTTCACCTATCAACATGATATTGATAGCATGAAAGGTCATCAAGGATACGTTCTTGTTGAGGAAACTCCAAAGAAAGTTGAAGACAAACCCAAGTTGGGCAGACCAAAAAAAGAGGTTTCAAATGTCGGAAATTGATCCAAGAGAATTTGGTAAGCTAGAAGCCCAAGTTGAGGCTTTACAAGCAGAAGTCCATGCACTTCGCCAAGATATTAAAACGCTTTTAGAGATGGCTAACAAATCTAAAGGTGGCTTTTTCGTAGGAATGGCTATCGCCTCTGTTGTTGGCGGTGTCATTTCTTTCATTGCAACCAAGCTAGTTCGATAAGGATTTATATGCCACAAGTTGGAAACAAGAAATTCCCATACACAGAAAA